ATCTGGTGAATATGCCGATCAAACAGCTTTTGTTGCGTATTTGGGTTACGTACCTGGGTTTGATAGATACAAAGATTTTAGCTTACCTGATCAAAACTTGTGGTATGAAAGTAAGGTTATTTATTCTGACGCAAAGATTGATGATAACAGCGGTGCATATTACAATTTATCGAATACAAGCATAAATAAAATGCAAAATATAATAGATGAACAGGTGAACCTATGAACTTTTTAGAATCAAAATTAGCACAACTTATAGCTTTGGCATCGATTGTAGCAACCCTAGCTGGTTTCGGTTATACAGGGGCTACTTACGTTAACAGGTTAGAGAACCTCGAGGCACAAATAGGCGGTATAGGAGACACAGAAAACGCTCAAAAGATAATTGAAGAAAGGTTTGCCGCTATAGAAACGTCCGTTGAGTATATAAATAAATCTATAGATAGCTTGGTCATACCCGACAATAGCGATTTGAAAGCTAGTATAGCTGGTTTAACTCTTAGTGTTGAGCGTCTGCAGGTAGACATGGAAAAACTAGAAGATAGTAATAAAAATCCTTTAGCAAACTAATATTAACTGAGGTAGTGGCGGACTATGCAACAAGTATTAATAGGAATAATAATAGTATTAGCAGCTGCTAGTTATTATTTTTTCAGCCAAAACCAAATTTTGCAAGCAAACAACGCTGTTTTAGAAGGCGCAGTAGCTACACAAGAGGAAGCAATAAAATCAATACAAGCCGACTTTGAGCTACAGACACAACAACTACAAGACCTTACTGTAAAAAGCCAAGCGGCACAAAGAGAGCTGAATAGATATACACAATTCATACAAAATTATGAGCTAACTGCTAAAATTTTGACTGATCCTACAGAAATGGAGAGAAAAATAAACAATGGTACAAAACATATCATGGAAGACATCGAGAAAATTAGCGGCACTGTTGATGATCTCGATGATGGCTTGCAGTTGCAGCCTAATCCCAACTAAACAAATACAAGTTTCAGCAAAGCCTATTGAAAGGAAAATAGTCCAACCTATTATGCCTAGAGAAATAGATCTTAAACAGCCAGAATGGATAGCAGTAACGCCTGAAAATAAAGATGAACAATTAGCTAGGATAGAAAAGCAAGAAGGGGAGCTGGTTTTTTTAGCAATGACAATACCTGATTACGAAGTTATGGCTTACAACATGCAAGAAATAAAAAGGTACATAACAGAACTAAAAGACGTTGTGGTTTATTATAGAAAAGTTACTACCAAACAACCTACAAATGAATAAATCACCAGACGCTTTTGTTTATAAATGCACCTTACGATCAGTAACTGATGGAGACACTATCAGGCTTGAGACTATTGATCTAGGATTTTCAGTGCAGTTACACAACAAATCAGTAAGGATAGCAAAGATTGATACTCCAGAGTCTAGGATAAACATCAAAAAATATCCAGAAAGAACAAAAGAAAAAGAGCTGGGTTTACTCGCAAAACAAAAACTTAAAGAATGGCTAGTTGGCGAACTTACAATAAAATCTTATGGTACTGACAAATATGGTAGAGTATTGGCAGATGTTTTTTGTAAAAAAGGCAATATCGCAGATTTGCTTAAAAAGGAAAACCTTGCTGTCGATTATGACGGCGGAACAAAAACTAAAAAATGGGGCTAATATGAATATATCTGAAGCAGGATTATCGCTAATAAAAAAGTTTGAAGGATGCGCTCTTGAATCATATCTCTGTCCAGCTGGCGTTTGGACTATAGGATATGGCCATACTAAAGATGTTAAAGAAGGAGATAAAATAAATAACGAGGAAGCTGATCATTTGTTGCAAGAAGAAATGCCTGAATATGAAGGATATATAAATAGTTTTGTAGAGGTACCTTTAGAACAATGTCAGTTTGACGCTTTAGTTTGTTGGGTATATAACTTAGGACCAACAAATTTAAAAGATTCCACTATGTTAGCTTGCTTAAATGCTGGAAAATATGATGATATACCTTATCAAATAAAACGCTGGAACAAAGCGGGTGGTAAAGTTTTGCAAGGATTGGTAAGAAGAAGGGAAGCAGAGGCTTTACTTTTTGAAGGTAAAAATTGGGAAAATGTATAAATGCCATACTCAAAAGTACAATTTAGACCAGGCATAAATAGAGAGGGTACAGCTTACAGTAATGAGGGTGGTTGGTTTGATTGTAATCTAATTAGGTTTAGAGATGGCAGAGTAGAAAAATTTGGAGGCTGGGAAAAATTAACAGAATCTACGTACTTGGGAACTGCTAGGGCATTACATAATTGGATTTCTTTAGGTGGTAGTAAATATCTAGGTATAGGAACTAATCTCAAATACTATATCAAGTTAGGTCTTCTCTTTTATGATGTTACACCTTTAAGGTTAACGACTTCTGCGGGAGATGTAACTTTTTCAGCTACAAATGGCAGCTCTACTATAACTGTGACTGATTCAAGTCACGGTGCAGCTCAAAATGATTTTGTTACTTTTAGTGGTGCATCTAGTTTAGGTGGGAATGTAAACTCCGCAGTCCTTAATCAAGAATATCAAATTGCAACTATAGTAGACGCTAACTCTTACACAATAGAAGCAAAAAACACATCAGGTGCAACTGTAACTGCAAATAGTAGTGATGACCCATCAACAGGTGGAGGTAATGGCGGTAGTTCCGTGGTTGGAGCATATCAAATAAACGTAGGTTTGGATGTTTATGTCCAATCGACTGGTTGGGGAGCAGATTCTTGGGGGTCAGGAGGATGGGGTTCAGCTACCGCATTAGGAGGCAATAACCAGCTTAGACTTTGGACACATGACAATTTTGGCGAAAATTTAATTATAAATGCTAGAGGAGGTGGTATATATAGATGGGTAGAAAATAACGGCGTAAGCACTAGAGCCGTCGAATTATCTGCTGTTTCTGGCGCTAACTTGGTTCCTACAGTAGGTTTACAAGTTCTAACTTCAGAAGTTGACAGACATCTTATAGTTTTAGGTGCAGATCCTATATCTGGTAGTTCAAGGACAGGAACTGTTGATCCAATGTTAGTTGCTTTTTCAGACCAAGAAAATGAACTTGAATTTGAGCCTTTAATAACTAATACCGCTGGTTCGGTAAGACTATCATCAGGATCTACAATTGTAGGAGCTGTAAAATCACGACAAGAAATAATTATTTTCACAGATACATCTGTTTATTCTATGCAGTTTATAGGTTCTCCTTTAACTTTTGGCCTTAATCTAATAAATGAAAGATCAGGTTTGATAGGACCAAAAGCAGCTGTGACTGCTGCCACAGGTGTTTTCTTTATGTCTTATGGAAACTTTTACCTTTACAACGGAACGGTACAGGAACTGCCTTGTAGCGTTCACAATTACGTTTTTAGCGACTTAAATCAAAACCAAGCGTATAAGATACAAGCTTTTACTAACAACGAGCATAATGAAGTGGGTTGGTTTTATCCTTCATCCTCAAGCGAAGAGATAGACAGATACGTAATTTATAATACACAACAAAAGATTTGGTATTACGGACAATTAACTAGAACAGTATGGTTAGATTCAGGAGTAGAGCCTTTTCCTCAAGCAGCAGATAGCGGATATATATATCAACATGAGATAGGTTTTGATAACGATGGTAGTGCGATGACTAATGTTTTTGTAGAATCAGCCGATTTTGATCTTGGTGATGGCGATCGTTTTACGCAAATACAAGCCTTGATACCAGATATAAAGTTTTTACAAGATGCTAATGCTGGTTCTTTAAATGTTGTTACCAAAGTAAGAAATTTCCCAGGCGATTCTCTTACTACTGATTCTACATCTGAGGTGACTTCATCTACTCAAAAAGTTAATTTACGAGCTAGAGGTAGACAAGCGGTAGTTAGGTTTGAATCAAACGACGATGCAAGTGGAAATGGCAACCTTTCAATCGGATGGCGTTTGGGAGACACACGATTAGACGTCAACCAAGACGGTAGAAGATGAGCAAACTTTTAGAAACACGCTTACCTACAGAGGTAGAAAGTTCTGTAACTAAAGAAACATTCAATCGATTAACTAGAATTTTAGAACTTAATTTAGGAACTTTTGATCCAGATAGCACACCACAATTTAACGACACTGAATTA